CCTGGTTCTGAAGATGTGCTAGTAGAACTAGGTGCCGGTGCTCCTAGTGGGTCTTCGTCCATTGGATCAGAGTAATCAACCACACTAGTTCTTGGACGCTCTTCAAGTGAAGTATTGTATAGCATCTGTGTTTGCTTGTTAACTGTTTCAGACCCGTCAATGAAGTCGTTTGATTGCCCTTGCAATCTCATCAACTCAAGAGTCTGCTGGAATGTTCCGCCTGAGAATTTACTGTTAACATATTGAACTTTATAGATTCCGCTAAACGGACTTACCCATTCCCCTTTAGGAAAATTGTATAGGCCGCCCCTTCCTGCTGTACCTAAATTTGGCTCAACTGGACTTCTCCAAGATATGTAAACAAAAATTTCGCTGCCTTCCCAATTCATAGATGAGTCTGCATTAACTTGCTTGTTGGGTCCTTTCTCAGCAAAGTGATTGGAATTTAGTCCGCTGTCAGAAATAAAATATGGATCTCCTAAAATATCTATATTAACGTTGGCTAAATCTTTTGATCCAGATTGCAGAAATGCATGGTTAAATGCATCTGCAATTACTTGTTCAACTGTTTTATCACCAGAAGCCGTACCAGTAGGAATATTATAATCAGGTTTAAGAGATGCGCCGCCTGAGGTCGCCGATACACCGCTAGCAGCTTCACCTGATTGCACTACTGCTTGATTTCTTTTCTCATCCGTGCCAGCATTAAGATCTTTGTTTGCAATAGTAGCATTGTTGTTTGGAGCGGTGGGCATCTGGCCTTGATACCATAGAGAGTTAAATTGAATATCAAATTTTAACAGATCGTTGTTGGTACCAGTATAGATATAATCATATCTTTTGGCGATAACTTTATTTAATTTCGCATGACCGTCTGGAGCGGCATTAGGATTTTTAAATACTCCTGCATTAACGTCATATGGCACTATCCTATAAACATATTTTTTAGCACGAACGTTTCGTTTGCTATCATAGTCTAATAATTGTATTTGACAATCTAGTCGATACCATTCAACAAATCCGTCAACAATAGCTTCGGGTTTGATTGCATTTTCTGCAAATTTAGAACTGAGAATAATTCTATGAATAACTTGACTTATTTTCTCACCTTGTGGAAAAGTAAAGAGTCTAAGATTAGTATCGATGGACATTTTTTCTTTATCTACCTTTTGACCCTTTTCGTCCACGACGTCGCTTTCATATTTAAAAACATAGTTTCCGCCAGACGTTGCATCAAATCCCATAGTGTTTTTATCAGCGCCAATTGGACCTGAACCAAAGTCGAGCTGTAGCTCATCTGATGTATCGCCGATTTTCTTTGCTGTTTGTTTGTTAGGATCTGCTGTTGCTCGCAATACATCAGTAGATGAAGTAGATTGATCTACTCCAACAGGGTCTGATGCATCGAGAGGAAACACAATTTGATAAACATCTGCTACTTCCTGTTGACCGTTTTTTACTGCTAATTGTTGTATTCTATTCAGTGCATTACACAAACTTCTCGACCCAGAAGATAAAATACTTTTGCAAGTTTCGCCGGTAATCGAAATTTCATTAGGTAATATATTAACTAAATCACTAAAACCAGAGTAATGTAACGGCATAGCTGTTATGTTATATCTGCTTCCGCCTTCGTCAACTTTAAACTCTACCTTGTTAATTCTAATTGTAAAAAATTTAGTTAGAGTTTTTGTTGATCCAAAAATAGCACCATTGTCTTTCATGCCTTTAAATTCTAACATTAACAAATAGGGAGTAACTTCTAGATAACTAGGATATCCGGCATTTACTGCTGCTACTTTTAAACTTTGCAAAAACAGACCCATTGAGTAAGGTTCGTATACATCAAAAGTAAAGTTAAAATTATTTGTGTTTCCGTCTTTTGCACCAGGGGCCACGTTGTGTTTCATTTGAACGTTATCAATAAAATATTCTGGCTTGCCATTTGTAGTATTTGTTCGCTGAGCATCGTATCTACCTGCAGACGATAAAATAACATTTCGTAATCCTGCAGGATTATTTCTATATGACTGAGGATTATTAAATTCGCTTGGTTCTAAACAGGACAATGTCCACACTGGTGAATAAGTGGCAAATTGTTCTAATACATTTTCATAAGGCGGTCCGCCGGGTGGGCGAATGAAAGTCATGGCAATTGGGGCAATTTTTGTAGGATCTGGTTCCCAGGACTGGCCTTTATCTGTAAGGATTGTTGCTCCACTAGTAAATGCTTTGGTAATCTGTCTAGCAGAACCAGTTACTATATTTGCTGTAGCTGATGCTATTTGTAATATAGGATTACCATCAGGTTTTAAAAAATTGCTAGCCGTTTGGCCGATGTCTCTAGTATTTGTAGAAGTTGTCTGCGTATAGGCTGATCCTAATCTTGCATATTTTTCTAGGGGAGTTTCGCCTGAGCCAAAAATCGACATATTATACTCCTATGTACTTTTCTAAGTTAGATTTCTTAGGGCAGTATATTGCTGTGCCTGGAGCAAAGTCATAAATTGGATCTCTTATCACGGTCATGTTTCGTTGAGCAAATACCCACCATAATTTTGGAGTACCGTATAAATCGTATGCCAATAGATCCGGTCTATGTTTATATTGAGTCTCTATGACGTATTTAAAATCGTCGGCTTCAGCAGGTACCGGCCGAATTGTCAACAATTCTAAATAAAAATTATTTTGTTTTGTGTTGTAATAGGGCGATAATCGATTATAAGTAGCCATTAAATATATCCTTGTCCGCCTACTATCTGTCCGTTGGCGTAGCTTTTGAGATTAAACTGTCTTAATCTAGTTCTATTATATATTGGAGATACCGTTACTGATATTGTACTCATAACTGGTACCCATGTTGGTGCGCCACCACCAACTGGAGTATATTTGATATAGCTGACATCATCTTTAAAGTCTACTGAAAAACTTTTTACAATAACAGGAACATTATTAAAAATTCTTGCACCGTATCCTGTTAAGTTACATATGATAGGCGGGTTGCCTACGTTTTCTCCTGTACCAAAAAACATCTTGGTTGCGGTTTTTAAAAACGTAGTACCCTCTATCCAATACTGTGCATCTAATTCGCTTTCAACTGAGAATTCTCCGGAGATTTGAATATCGTCAACTTGACTATTTTTATATGCATAGAACGGCTGAATGTTATGGACGGGGTCTATTTGTGTATAGTTGGCCTTGGTTGCAACTGTAATATTAGGCAAGTAAGGCCACACAAATCCACCTGTAGCCGACAGTCTAGAAAATGCACTACCGAACAGTCCAAAATTTGCATTTAGTTTTACTCGCCAGTCGTTGGCAGCACCCGGTTTAAGTTCAACGAAGGAACCCTGCTGACTAAATAACTCTGCGCCACTAGGAAGGTTCTTGCCTCTAGCCATACTTAATAAATTATTAATCATACCTGCTGCCGACGATATTTGTCCAGCAACCTGTGCAAGTCCTCCGCCAAGGCCGCCACTGGCTAATCCTAATTTGTTTAAACTTGCACCAATAGCTGCTCCGGTATTGCTTATCGACCCTGCTACTCCCCCTAGCTGTCCTGCAATACCACTTAATGTTCCTGTGGCGTTTGATGCTAGGCTTTGTATTGTGCTACTGACTCCGCCTAAGGCTCCGGTAACTCCGCCTAACGCACCAGTGGTTTGTCCTAATGCACCTTTAGCATCATTTAAAAAAGTATTAGCGGATGCTGTCATACCGTTTAGGCCGGTGCCAATTTCACCACTTAGACGGCCAACAGTGGCATCTAGGTTAGATTTTAAAGCGGCAAAATTATCGCTTTTCAGTGCTCCGCTAGCAGCATCGGCCGCTGCGCTAACTTGTTCCGAGACCGACGAAACTAATTTTGCCAAAGGGTTGATAGATAAGGCCATTTTGAGTGATTATTCCTTGTATACTCTATTTATTCTTGACAAAATATGCTATTATATTAACTACTGGAGAATTCTATAACAATGACAATAATGCCCTCACAACCTCCTAAGATAAAGTATCTTACCAACAAGGATTTACTGAAAGAAATTCATCTAAGTAAAAACACCTATTGTTCCTATACTGATCCTGAATACGGAGATTACGATTTAATAGTTCCAAATATATCTAAGATTAATATTAGAACAATTGCAGATGCAAAACGCAATCGAGCAATAAAAATGGGCAAAAAAGCTCACGAAATTGCACAGTCTGGTGGAAAGAAAATTCCAGCAAAAGAGTTCGAAGTTGATTACAAAACTATTAAAAAAACTGATGTTGTTTTTAGAGTCATGACCTTTGAACACATCCCACTTGCACCGGGTCGTAAAAAGACTTTGAAAAATACCGCAGACAGTCATGACAAGGTAAACTTTCCTCCTTTTCAACACTGGAAGTTTGACGACAATAGCAACCTTATATGTGTGGGCAAGAGTCATTGGAAAGGGCCGTTAGACACCGGATCGTTTAACAAAGAACACGGGCAAATGACTAACAATCTAGCTCGCATGTTTTTAAAACTGTGTGAGCGTTATGCTACTAGAGGAAACGTCCGTGGCTACACGTATAACGATGAGATGCGTGGGCAGGCAATTTTACAGCTTACTCAAATTGGTCTTCAGTTTGATGAAAGCAAATCCGATAATCCGTTTGCTTATTACACTGCTGCTGTTACAAATTCATTTGTTAGAATTATTAATATTGAAAAACGCAATCAAAATATCCGCGATGATATTTTAGAAATTAACGGAATGAACCCGTCGTGGACTAGACAAAATGCCGCAGGTAAAGGCGGTGCTAGCTATGGTCCGGTCAGCACAACTCCTGTAGATGGCGGTGATTGGGATTGACCTAGTTGTTGTAAATGTGTTACACTAACTAAGGAGATTTTATGTCATTATTCAAAAAAGTAGCTTGTTTCACCGATATCCATTTCGGTCTAAAGTCGGGAAGTCGCACACACAATCAAGATTGTGAGGATTTTGTTTCTTGGTTCTGCGATACTGCCAAAGCACAGGGTTGCGAAACCGCAATCTTCCTCGGAGACTGGCATCATAATCGTAGCACTACTGATGTCAGTACTATGAACTATACTGTGTCAAACTTAGAACGGCTAAGCCAGTCGTTTGAAAAAGTCTATTTCATTCTAGGCAATCACGATTTATTTTACAAAGACAAGCGTGAGATTAACTCTATCGAGTTTATGCGCCTGTTTCCTAATGTTGTTCCTATTAAGGAAACGCTAACTGAAGGCGATGTTACTATCATGCCTTGGTTAGTAGCAGATGAATGGAAAAACATTCCCAATATCAAAAGCAAGTATTTGTTTGGACATTTAGAATTGCCTAGCTTCTATATGAATGCTATGGTACAGATGCCAGATCACGGACAAGTACAAAGCAGTCATTTTATTAATCAAGAATATGTGTTTACCGGACACTTTCATAAGCGTCAACATAATAGAAACATTCATTATATCGGTAATGCATTTCCACACAACTACGCCGATGCCGGCGACGACGAACGTGGTATGATGATATTAGAATGGGGCGGCAAGCCAGAGTTTAAAACATGGCCGGGCCAACCTGTTTATAGAACATATAAACTTAGTCAAATTATTGATAAGCCCGACGAACTGTTAAAAGAAAAAATGCATTGCCGTGTTACCATTGATTTGCCTATTAGTTTTGAAGAAGCAAACTTTATCAAAGAAACATTTGTACCTCAGTATAATCTCCGAGAGCTTATGTTAATTCCGGAGAAAGTTGAAGTTGATGCACAGTCTACACCTATAGACATTAACTTTGAAAGTGTTGACACTATTGTCATGAATCAAATTAATGCAATTGAAAGTGATGCATTTGATAAAGCTCTATTATTAAACATTTATAATAACCTATGATAAAGATTAAAGATTTAACTGTTAGAAACTTCATGAGTGTTGGGGCTCAGACTCAGGCTATCACATTTGATAAAGGTCAACTGACTCTTGTTCTAGGTGAGAATTTAGATCTAGGAGGCGACGATAGCGGTGCCCGCAATGGTACAGGTAAGACTACCATTATTAACGGACTCAGCTATGCTATCTACGGCACGGCCTTAACCAACATCAAGAAAGACAACCTTGTTAACAAGATCAACAACAAAGGTATGTTGTGTACTGTAACATTTGAAAAAGACGGTCAAGAATATCATATCGAAAGAGGGCGTAAACCTAACGTACTCAAGTTTAGTGTTAACGGGCAAGAGCAGGCAACAGAAACAACCGACGAAGCACAGGGCGACAGTAGAGAAACACAAAAGGCCATTGAAGAAGTATTTGGTATGAGTCATGAAATGTTCAAGCACCTCGTGGCATTGAACACGTATACTGAACCGTTCCTTAGCATGAAGGCTGCTGATCAACGGGCTGTTATTGAACAACTGTTAGGTATTACTCAGTTAAGTGAAAAAGCAGAGTCTCTTAAAGAAGCAATTAGAATCAGCAAAGACTCTATTGCAACTGAAAATACAAAAATAGAAACAATTAAAGCATCTAACGATCGAATTCAACAAAGTATCGAATCGTTAGAGCGCAAACAACGGCTGTGGGAAGAGCAACACGAAACAGCTCTTACTAATTTGACCAAGGCAATAGAAAAACTTTTAGATATTAACATCGATGAAGAAATTGCCAATCAGAGATCACTAGTTGAATGGACAAAAAGCAAAAAGGAACGTGATAGCCTAACCGCTTTAATTGCCAAACAAACTAGTACACTAGAACGTGAACAAAAGAATTTAGACAAGTTAGAACGTGAATTAACAACACTAGCAGATCACAAGTGTCATAGCTGTGGTCAAGACATTCACGATGTCAAGCATGACGAAATGATGACCGCAAAGGTCAAACAGGTCGAAGAAAGCCACGGTCATATTAAAACGTATAGTGAAGAACTAAGTGAGCTTAACGAAGCTATTAGTTTAGTTAGTGAGCTTGGTGCTTGCCCAAGTGTCATTTACGACAATCTAGAACAGGCACTAAATCATAAAAACACACTTAGTGGACTAGAGCGTGATCTGGAAGTAAAGGTTAACGAAAACAATCCTTATGTTGAACAGATTAGCGAATTGCAAAACACAGCGGTACAGGAAATCAATTATAATAATGTAAATGATCTAGTTAGAGTAAAAGATCATCAAGAATTCTTACACAAGTTATTAACTAACAAAGATTCGTTTATTCGTAAGCGTATCATTGATCAGAATCTAGCATATCTAAATCAGCGATTGACCTATTATCTAGATAAAATAGGTCTCCCTCACTTGGTAGAATTTCAAAATGACCTAAGTGTTATTATTACACAATTAGGTCAAGACTTAGACTTTGATAATTTAAGCCGAGGCGAACGTAATCGCTTGATATTATCAATGTCATGGGCATTTCGTGATGTGTGGGAAAATCTATATCAAGCTATTAACTTACTATTCATTGACGAACTAGTTGATTCGGGCATGGATGCTAGTGGTGTTGAATCTAGTATTGCAGTTCTTAAGAAGATGACCCGTGAACGCAACAAGAATGTGTTCTTGATTTCGCATAGGGATGACTTAACCAGTAGGGTAAATCATGTGCTTAAGGTGATTAAAGAAAACGGATTCACTAGTTATTCAACAGATGTGGAGATTGTTGATTGACCACAGAAAGCCACGACAAAATGATTGCTGCTTTTCAGGAATATTTTAAGTGGCAGGAACGATTTGAATACAAAGGCTCTGACGAAGCAGGCATTAAGGCAAGATATTGGCTCAGCGAAATACGCAATGAAGCCAGTATCAGAAGAGTAGAAATACAGGCAAAGCGTGAAGAACGCAAACAAGCCAGAAAAGGCATGATAGGCAGACCCAAGAAACTAACTAAGTGAATGTCATGGTACTATCAAGATCAACTAATCGAACACCTTCCCGAAGAATGCGTGGGATTTGTTTATCTTATTACTAATATTACCACTGGCAGAAAATACATAGGCAAAAAACTAGCCAAATTCTCCAAGACTAGCTATAAAACAGTAAAATTAAAAAACGGCACTAAAAAGAAAAAGAAGATACGTTCTAAAATAGACAGCGATTGGCGTGATTATTACGGGTCAAACGTTGAATTAAGCAAGGACGTAGAACAATTAGGCAAAGAAAACTTCCGTAGAGACATACTATTTTACTGCACATCCAAGGCGCAATGCTCATATATAGAAGCTAGAGAACAATTCACCCACAAAGTTTTAGAATCAAAAGACTATTATAACGGTCAGATTTCTGTCCGTGTACATGGTTCGCATATACTCAAAGGCCAATAATTCAGGCAATTTAACTGCCAAATAAGCCCGCACCGGCGTTGTTAGTGTGCCCTTAAAGCTGGATCTCGGATCGCAGTCAATGGAATTCCCTACTTGGCAGAGGGGTTGTACAGTAGTATCCTTAACAGGACCACAATCGGATATGCCTACAGAACCGGTTTACTGTACAAGAAAGTATTATATCAAGGCTAAAGATGGGAGAAAAACCCACGGTTGTTATGCAAGACTGCGTTTGTGTAGCAATCCGCCGTCATTAATAAGACTTGGCTCGAGGTACCGGATGACCGCCTCTGTAATCGCCATAACGCCGTATGTACTGTGCAACTCGCATAATGCTTCTTAGCCCGCAAGGGCTAAGTATGACTGAACAATCTGCATAATACTTAAATTGCTTCGCAATTACAATAGTCAACAATGTTTAGAAGAAAGAAAATTCGTTGAGCGATAGCGATAACGAATGTGAGCTTCAGCTCACAATACAATAAATAACATACTATCTGTGAGTAAACATGCGTGTAAGCAATATATTATTTGAACAACATATGAATAATTCTAATAAAATTCTATTAGAATCATGTCATGGCCTTGATCAAGAACAACGTGTAGTCGTTGAAGGCATTTATAATGAATTACTGCCTTTAATCGAAGCTAGTCTTAGTCCCGATCAAATCAAATCTATATTTGGTGCTGTAGAAAAGTCTGCTACTGACGCAGGCGGTAATAGAACCATGTTAGGCAAGGGCGTTGATGTCGGTAAGAAAGCCAACGAAATTGTTGATAACATAGGCAAGTGGCTACAAAACACAACTCCGGTTAAGGCTTTTGATCAAAAGTTTGATGATTTAAAAAGAAAAATTAATACTAAATTTCCAGATTCAAAAATACTAGATGCTGTATCTAACATGGGCATATGGGCTCAAGAGAATCCTGGAAAAACCGCAGCAATTATTGGAGTACTTACTGCTATTGCTTCATTGGCAGGCGGGCCAGTTGGAGGTGCAATTGCTGGTCAAGTGCTGCGGGGATCTGTAGAATTACTCAAAGGTGAAAAACTTTCCACAGCCATTGGCAAAGGTGTTAAGACAGCGGCCTACGGTTTCATTGCTGGCAAGACATTTGAACTATTAGGCGATGCAATCAAAGACGGTGCGCAAGTAGTCAAAGATAACTTATTTCCAAACGCTCTTCGCCTAAATATGAAATCTGTTTTTGATGAAGTTGGCGGAGAACTAGGTACTCGTTGGGCTAATTTTGAAATTAAAGGTCTGGTAGGCAGGCCTGAAGACATAAACACTGCTAAAAAATTATTTGCCGAAGCTGGGCAATATTGGAAAGCAGGCGATTATGAACAAAGTGCAGCCACTTGGAAATCGTTAGAAGGCATGATTGCCGATACATTTAAAGATCCGGAATACATAGCTCAGATAGCCTCTGACCAAGCTAGCAGAACAATGATTAGTCAAGCAGCACAGGCTGCTCAAGAAGCTACAAAATATCTCGGAGCGGCTGCACAAGGTGCTGTAGCTGCTGCTGGAACTAAAGGCAGTCTAGCTAAAAAAGAATCAATAACCCGCCAAACTCGCCCGTTAAGCGAAGGTCAAGTATATTTAATATTCAATCGTGTTGTATCTTCGCAGCTCAATGAAGGGCCAATGGATGCTATTAAAGGCTTTGCCGGCAAGGCTATGGACAAAGTTCGAACAGCGGGCACTAACTTAACAACTAAAATTACCGCAGACAAATTAAATTCAGCTTGGCAAAAAGCAGGAGCTCCCGCTGACAGTGAAGAACTTAAAAAGTTTTTAATCAGTCAGGGAGTTGATGCTACTGTAATAGATACAGTATATAAATCTTTAAAGATAGTTGGTGGAGCTGCATCTGTTTATGCACAAGTTAAAACAGACCTAGCTAACCTAGATAAGAAAAGCAAACAACGCCTTGCATCCTACCTACAAAAACAATTAGGAACCGTAAAATGAAAATCACAGAAATATTAGTAGAAAATCAACAAGTAGATGAAGGTCCACTCCTAAATAAAATTGGGGCTGGCATTGGCAAGGCAGCAGGCACAGTTGCTAAAGGCATAGGAGCCGTAGCAGGCGGCGTTGTGGGCGCAGGTAAAGCTCTAGCAAAAGGTTATCAAGCAGGCAAATCTACAGTAGGCGGAGCTGGAGATGATGAAGAAGCAGATACTGGAGCAGCACCAGCGTCTAATACAGCATCGGCTGGAACAACTCCTACAGCTAAAACAGCTCTAAAAACTAAGACAACTCCAACGGCAGGAGGTGCAGCAACTAGTGCTCCAACAAGCAATGCTGCACCAACAAGCAATGCTGCACCAACAAGCAATGCTGTTCCAGCAGCAGGTGGTACTGCCTATGCTCAGGTTAAAGCAAACATTGACAAACTTGATAAGAAAGGCAAGCAAAGAATTTTAGCCGCTCTACAAAAAGAAGTAGGTGCAGCACCAGCTGCTAAGCCAGCGGCTCCTGCCGCAAAACCGGCAGCAGGTAACGCAGAAGCTCCAGCTGATAGTGGAGCAATGACTAACATGGCAGGTCAACTGGCAAAAGCAGGAGCATCTACGAAACCTAATACAATGGCTAATACTCCTACTAGCAAAACTAATAAAGCTAAACCAGGTAATCCAAATGCTGCCGCAGCACCAGCTGCTGAACCTGCGCCGCCAGCACCAGCTGCTGAACCAGTAGCACCGACTAAACCCGCGGCAGGTGCAACTACAACTGCACCGAGTGGTGAAAAAGTTCTTGCAAATCCTGTAGCCACTGTAGGAACTAAACGTGCAACTAATATTGGTCAAGCAACGTTTGATAAAGAGACAGGTAAAGCACTTCCTGGACAAGCTCTTAATGCTATTCGTAAGAAAGCAGAGTACGGTACAGGTGCATTAGGTGCTGCAAGAAAGAGAATCAAAGCTGGCGCAGCAGCACCGACTGCTCAAGAATCAATTGATGCTGATCGTAGAAACATTATGGGAACTTCAAAACCTGCAAAGGCTAGAGAAAAAGTTTCAGAAAGTTTTAGTCTGTTTAAAAAACGTTAACAAACAAAAAAGGACTCCTAGGAGTCCTTTTTACTATTAGAAGAATGGTAATCCACTTTTCTTAGTTGTTTCTAGATTTTCTTTTATGAGTTCGCCAATCAATTGTCTTTCCTCCCAACTGAGCAGCATTGCTTCCCAATAACTCATACCACGCATATACCAACAGATTTTTAAAATATCTCGTTTAATTTCCTTGGCCTCTTTTTCCAGCTGCTGAACCCAAAGTAGAATCTCCGGCTGAGGAAGAGTTAAGATCCTACTACGAAAAAATTTGTTTGATCCATAGCAACCTCAACAGTGAACTTATGACTGCACTCTTGACATTCAACATCGTGCGCTTTTAAAGCCATTAGATCTTTCATTTCTCTAACTTGATCATTAACCAAGTTAAAAATTTCACTAGAAGTATTTTCCATAAATTCTCTAATCATTTCTTTATCGGAAACAATACCATCTGGAGTTTCAACACTTTCGATGCAATTCACAACAACATCAACTGTTAATCTTGTTAGGTTAACAAAACTTTCTCCGAATTTAGCAATTTTATCTTCCTCGGAAAGATCTTCATTGGTAACAATAGAAATTAATTTTTGTTGTTCAAATGTTTTTATTGCTGCTTTGGTTAATTCTTTGTAGTTATAAGGACGTAATTTAATAGTTAATTGCCCAACCGATACAGTATCTTTATATGTAAAACCGTTAGACTTGTCTAAAAATGACAGAAGATCTAGATTGTATTCATTGTGATGTCCACATTCTGGACAACCGCTATTAACCTCCATCGATTCGCCATAGGATGCAATTCTAATTGCAATTAACACTGCATCAATATCAATGCTGGGCATTAGCCATGGTTGTTTAATTGCCGGAACACAACTCTTAATAACTTCGACAGTGGCCTGGCCGTTCATTAGAGCATCCGGAGTTTTAAACATCAGTTCGTCTTTGGCCGTCATGGCAAACACTGCGTACTCATCATTTTGACTGGAATCTAATGCTCCCTCGGGATAAAAGTTTCCATGACTGGGCAGTTGGATGTATAATTTTGGTTGCCTAAAATAATTGGCAAGGGGGTTGTTAGCTGGCTTTTTTTGCTGCTGCTGTTCAAATTGATCTGGCATTTTTATCTCCGATAAATACTTTATCTAGTCGTATATTTATATGCGCAGTTTTCAAGGTCTAAATTAAATGGCAGAAGTTACTGGTGATTTTGGCGGTCAGCCAATACAATTAAACAATGCGGCCACAGAGGCAACGTTAAAGCAGCTTCTTGCGGCCATGACTGTTATTGCCAATAACACTGGTAAAGATAAATCTGCACAGGCAAAATCACAAAAAGAACTCGAAGCAGAATTAAAAAAACTTGCAGCCGCTTCCAAAAAACAAACTGAAGCATTAGATGCTGCAACTAAAGCTCAAAAGAAAGCAGACGAAGCCGAAAGACGAAAACTCGAAGCTACAGAGCAAACTACAAAAGCACTCAAAGAAGAGATCAAATCTTTAAACAATACTATCAAGGCAGTTGATCTTTTCAATAACTCGCTAGAAGGTGCAGTTGGCTATCTAACTAAGACAATGGGAACATTCAGCAACCTGAACTCTAGCATGGGTTCGGCTGCACAGGCTATGAGTGCAATTCCATTAGTTGGAAACATGTTGGCCAGTACGTTCGGAGTAGTTGCCCAAGCTGGTGAAAGAACTTACAAAGCATTTCAGCAGGCATCTAGCGTAGGTGCAAACTTTGGTGGTAGTATCAATGACATGATCAATTCTGCCACTAGTGCTGGCATGACCTTTGATCAATTTGCTGGAGTGATTGCAAAGAATGGAGAATCGATAGCCTTACTAGGCCAAGGTGCAGGCGATGGTGCTAGACGATTAGCCGAGCTAGGATCTAAGATTCGAAAAAGTCCGTTAAATGCTGACTTGGCTAGACTAGGTTATAGCACTGAAGACATTAATAGCGGAATGGCTCAGTATGTTGGAATCCTTGCCAAGACTGGAAAATTGCAAGGACAAAATGATGAACAACTAGTTGCAGGCAGTGCAAATTATCTAAAGAACATGGATGAACTGTCTAAACTGACAGGCAAAAGCAAAGATGCACTCAAAGCCGAACAAGATGCCTTAATGGCTGATGCTGCCTTTCGTTTAAAACTGTCAAAGATGGATCCCGAAGGTGCAGCAAGACTTACACAGTACATGAAAACGTTGGGGCCAACTGCACAAAAAGGCATGAAAGAATACATTGCATTTGGAAATGCAACCAGTGATCATGGAAGAGAATTTGCTACACTAATGCAAAAATCAGCAGGTGGTGCAAACGCAATGTATCGAGAGATACAACAAACAGGCACAGTGTCTCAAGCATCGCTTAATAATTTAGATAAAACATATAGAGCAGAAGCTAGAGCTGTTAATGAGTCTGGAATTTCTGATTTATATGCTAACGTAGGTAATAATATTCAACAAGGATTAGTATTAGATAATTTAAATATTGCTGCACAAAAAACCAATTTAGAAGAAATTAAAAAGCAGTCTGATGCAGAACAAGCAGCAGCTAGAAAACGTGCTGCTGACCAAGCAGGAGTTAAAGACGGATTAGACCCTGCACAACTACAAAGATTCCAACAGTTAATTGCTGAACTTAATAACAGAATAACTCAATCTGTGGCAAAATATCTGCCAGAGTTAGAATCAGCATTTAAAAAACTAGCCGGGTTCGTTGAAAATTGGATTTTGCCAGCATTCAAATACTTCATGGATAACATTGAAGGAATCACGGTATTGCTCGGTGCTATGAAAATAGCATCAATATTGTTTAAGGGTGCGCTGGCAATAAAAGAATACCAAATGGCTCAGAGGGGAACTTCTCCGTTAAATGCTTTGTTTGTTCGAAACGCAGACGGCGGCCTGTTAGATAAAGGTGGCAAAGGCGGCGGTAGGGGTGGCGGCGGTAAGGGTGGCGGCGGTAGGGGCCGTCAGACACCACCGCCAACAGCTGGTGGCGGTGGCCAAATGGTATCAGCGCAAAATGCTGTTAGAGGAGTTGCAGCAGTAGGTACAGTTATAGCTGTAGCCAATATGGCTAGTGATTTAAAAGGTATTAGCGAAGATGTTAAATCAGGAAAAATATCAGAACAAGAAGGCACCGCACAAAAAGGCGGAGCGATAGGCGCAGCAGGCGGTGGAGCCCTAGGAGCATGGGGAGGTGCGGCTGCAGGAGCAGCTATAGGTTCAGTTGTACCAGTAGTCGGCACAATCATTGGGGGATTACTTGGCGGAGCTCTTGGCGGCTGGCTTGGATCTAAAGGCGGTGAAGTGGTTGGAACTGCTACAGGAAAATTGATAGCAGGTGGGCCAAATCCGGCAACTGGAACTTCTACTTCATTAACTTCGGAAGCAATGGCAAACGCCAAAGAAGAGGAAAAAACTTTAAGGGCACAGCTAAAGGCTCAAGTAGAAGCAATTTCTATAGCCAAAGCAAAAAATAGACAAGATCGATATGCTGCCGAATCAGCAGAAGCATTAGCCGACGCTGAAAAGAAAAAGAGAGAAATAGAAGCTCGATTGGCAGCAAATAGTAAAAAAATACAAGAAGGCCTAACAGTTTCTACCAAAGAATTAGCTGATGCAAAGAAAGCCGAACTCGATGCTGTAAAAAAAGCAGAAGAAGAAGCTAGGGCAAAAGACAAGAAACCAGGATTGGATTTTAGCAGCCCCCAAGCATTGTTTAACAGTTTTAGAGACATGAGAGCAGGAGGATCAGGAGCTCCTCAGGTCGCAGCACCGTCTGGAACCACATCTGGATCAGCACCCGTACCACAAGTACCTGGAGCGTCTGCAATTGGTACTGGTCTAGGAGCAGTAGCAGAAAAATACGAATCAGCAGGTCGTGGCAGCGGAACTGTTGGGTGGGATAAAAGCGGTGGTACTAGCTACGGTAAAAAACAAATTTCATCCAAAGCCGGAGCAATGACCGATTTTCTTAAGTTCCTTGAAAAGACAGGAAAAGGAGATGTTGCTAAAAAATTACGTGATGCAGGCATAGAAAAAGACACTGGTAGTACCAGTGGTAAAGCAGTTGACGTGTGGAAAGAAGTTGCAGCTAGCGGTGCGTTAGGCAACAGCGAAAATGAGTTTTTAGGACAAGGCTATCAAACGGCGCTAAAAGGCCTAAAAGATCAAAGTCTACAATCAAGAATTAGCGGTAGTCGTGCTCTTCAAGAAATGTTGTTTAGTACCGCTGTACAACACGGCGCCGGCGGCGCGATGGGAATCTTTAACAGCGTGTTTAAGCCGGGCATGACAGACGAACAATTGGTAAAAGCTGTTTATGCAGAAAGAGGAGCTGATGGCGGTAAGAAACACTTTACCAAAAGCAGTGCCAATGAAAGAGTCGGAGTTGTAAACAGATTCGGAAGAGAACAACAAGACATAATGGCATTGTTAAGCAATCCAGGTTCAAATGTTCCTAGTACAGACACCGCTAGAACAGCATTGACACCAACCCCAGCACCTTCTACTACTACTGCATCAACTACTGCAAGTTCGGTAGTCGAAACTCAAACTGTTCGAAATACTGCCACCGGTTCGGGAGCACCCAGTGCCGGGGGAGTATCGAGTCTAAATGCGGTGGTAGCAAGTTTAGAAATGTTAAATACACAGATGGGTCAATTAATTGCCTTAAATAGAGAAAGCGTAGATTTGAATGCAAATCAGTTAAGGGGATTAAGAGCAATGAGCACAGACATGTTTATGTCGTCTTAAACGGAATTATAAATGAGTTGGAAAAAATACTTTACACCTGTTGATGTTAGAAACCAAATGGGTTCGTCTAGCCCAATTTCGGGTGGCGGTCGTCCTGGTCCAGCCCGAGCAAATTATTCTAGCTATCTGCCAGATGTTTATGCAGGTACACCCAATCGTGTTGAGCGTTATATGCAGTACGATACCATGGATATGGATTCAGAAGTTAATGCTGCCCTAGACATTCTTGCTGAGTTCTGCACTCAAAAAGACAAAGAAAATGCAACTCCATTTCAAACATTCTTTCGTGGCCAACCTACTTCAACTGAAGTTAAACTGATCAAAGAAAGTCTACAAAAATGGACCAAACAACAACAATTTGAAACTAGAATTTTCCGCATAGTTAGAAATGCTTTTAAGTATGGAGATGTATTTTTTATACGTGATCCTGAAACTAAAAAATGGTTGTTTGTTGATGCAGCCAAAGTATCAAAAATTATTGTAAACGAAAGCGAAGGTAAAATTCCCGAGCAATATGTTGTTAGAGACATTAATTTTAACTTTAAAGATTTAATTGCAGTTACTCCTCACGGAACTACAAATACTGCACCTAGTGGTACTAGTTCATATACCAGTGGCGGAAGTCAAGGTCGTGGTATGGTAGGTTCCGCTAGTCAACCTCCGGGCACACGTTTTCACAACCAAACAAACGAAGTTACTGTTGACGCAAAGAATGTGGTGCATATTAGTTTATCAGAAGGTATTGATACTAACTATCCTTTTGGTAATAGTCTATTAGAATCAGTGTTTAAAGTCTACAAGCAGAAAGAACTGCTTGAAGATGCTATCATTATCTATCGTGTACAACGTGCTCCTGAAAGACGCATATTCTATATTGATGTTGGAAATATGCCAGCACACATGGCCATGAGCTTTGTTGAACGTGTTAAAAACGAAATCCAACAAAGACGCATACCATCATCAACAGGTGGCGGCAACAATGTTATCGATGCCAGCTACAATCCTCTAAGTGCTTCAGAAGACTATTTCTTTCCACAGACAGCAGAAGGTCGTGGATCAAAAGTTGACACCCTTGCAGGCGGTACTAACCTTGGCGAAATTACAGATTTACGTTTTTTTACCAATAAACTGTTCCGTGCCCTAAGAATTCCAAGTGCTTACTTGCCTACAGGTGTTGAAGAAGCTTCAAACACAGTAGCTGATGGAAAAGTAGGAACGGCCTACATTCAAGAACTGCGTTTTAACAAATATTGCGAACGTCTACAGTCAATGATTATTGAAACATTTGACTTAGAATTTAAAATGTGGTTGGAAAATAACGGAGTAAACATTGATCCAAGTCTATTTGAATTAAAGTTTAATCCACCACAGAACTTTGCAGCCTATCGCCAAAGTGAACTAGATACAGCCCGTGCAGCTACATTTGCACAGCTACAAGAAATTCCTCACCTTAGCAAACGATTTGCTATGAAACGCTTCTTAGGCATGACACAAGAAGAGATTACAGAAAACGAAAAGCTGTGGAGAGAAGAACAAGGCGGAAACTTAAAACCAGCATTAGATGCAGGCGGCCAAATGCGTTCAGTAGGGATTACTCCAAGCGGAGCTCAAACAGATCTAGCGGCGCAAGCTGAAGAAGCACCTGAAGAAGCACCAGCAGACACAGGTGTAGAAGGTGAAGCGGCACCTGCTGAACAACCGGTTCAATGATAAATATCGTATGCTCCTATTAGAATTCCTTTATTTTAACGACAACAATAACGACTTTGCAGTTGATCGTCGCTATGAAAATAACAAAGACAGTTCAGTTCTTAAAAGAAGCGATACTAGAAAAACTCGCCTTACACTAAGACAAATTAACAGACTGCGTATGCAAGCAGAAGCTCATGAATATGAGCGTGATTCTGAATTAGAATTTGTTAGACAGATGTATGGAGCGCCAGCCGGTGAAGCAGAGCAACCAGCAGAATAATGTTGCATTTGTATTGGGCAACGGTACAAGCAGACTAAAACTAAATCATAAAAACCTACTAGATAAAGGCATAGTCTATGCCTGCAATGCTATCTATAGAGAGTTTGAACCGCATCATTTGATAGCAGTAGATGTTAAAATGATCAACGAAATCGTAGCTTCCGGCTATCACAAAACACATTCTGTATGGACTAATCCCAACAAAGGAATCAGCAATAAACATAACCTAAATATGTTTAATCCACACAAAGGATGGAGTTCGGGACCTACAGCATTGTGGTTCGCATCGGAACAAGGACACAGAGACATATACATTTTTGGATTTGATTATCAGGGTGTGCAAGGTAAGTTTAACAACGTATACGCAGATACCTACAATTACAAAAAAAGCAACGATGCAGCAACTTTTCATGGAAACTGGCTGAGTCAAACCGAAAGAACAATTAGAGATTTTAGAAACATACAATATCACAGAGTAATAAATTCTGGAGATTTTATTCCAGATCAATTGGGAATACAGTTAAAAAATCTCAAACACATTACCTACGAAGAATTTAGTAAAAAATTTTCGGACTGTACTTATACAGTAGAAAACGTTCAAAAAACTACCATTTAACCCCAGATTGTAATCATAGTGTTAAATAAACGCACAGCCTAACCATCTTGAAGGAGAATACAACATGGCAGATAAATCATTACTTGAGCAGATGCTCGAACGCTTGGTCAACGACGATCAAGCAAAAGCAGAAGAATTATTCCACGAATACGTAGTTGGAAAATCTCGCGAAATTTACGAAAACCTCATCGAAGCCGAAATGGATGACGAAGAAGAGGAAGAAGAAGTTGACGAAGCAGCAGAAGATGAAGATGCTGAAGAAGAAAAAGTTGACGAAGAATTTGAAGACATTGCCTATGAAGGCGATGACGAAACAGGCGGTCCTGCCGGCGATATGGGCGACGACTTAGCTGGAGAAATTGGTCCAGAAGAAGAAGGTGAAGACCTAGGCAGCGAATCCGAAGAAGAACTATTTCAAGACTTAGACGCTATTGTAGACGAACTACAATCACGATTTGACGCACTTGGCGGCGATGAAGGTGGCGATATGGGCGACGAAATGGGCGCATCAGATGAAATGAAAGATGACTTTGATCTAGAAACTGTACGTGAGTATGTTGAAAAAGTTCCAGGTGGTCATGGTGCAGAGAAGAAAGGCGCAGGCGAAGGTGCTATGGTTGGTACTGGCAAACTAAGTCAAGGTTCTAGCACAAATGCTAAATCAATCGTTGCAGGTAAGAACGATATGGGCGGCACAACAGCTAATATCTTAGGCGGCAAAGAAGAAGCCCCTAAGTACGCAGGTGCAGGTGGTGGACAACTAGGCGGATCAAGCCTATTCAAAGGTACACCAAAAGAAGATAACGCAGGCAACATCAACGTTCCAGGCGGCAAGGCAGGTGGTGCTTTCAGTAAGAAAGAGCCAGGCCATGGTGCAGAGAAGAAAGGCGAAGCTGAAGGCAAATTCAGCGGAGCAGGCGGTTCTTCCGGTTCAGTTGACAAAGCAAGTCTTTTCCGTGGTCGTAGATAATAGGACGCAATGGTGAAAACTAATCTCAGTGAACAATTGAGTTTTGACCAGGCTAAGATTGTCTTGGAGAGCGAAGGCGAGGGCGATAAAAAATCGCTGCATCTGAACGGTATCTGCATTCAAGGAGATATCCGTAATCAGAATCAGCGAATTTATTCTTCTCAAGAGATTGGCAAGGCTGTCAAAACGCTTAACGAGCAGATCTCTGGCGGATATTCAGTTTGCGGAGAGTTAGATCATCCTCAGGATTTAAAAATCAATCTAGATCGTGTTAGTCATATGATTACCAAGATGTGGATGGATGGTCCTAACGGCTACGGAAAACTTAAAATCATCCCAACTCCAATGGGTCAATTAGTACAGACCATGTTGGAGTCGGGAGTAAAGTTGGGTGTATCGAGTAGAGGTTCCGGTGAAGTAGATGGCAGTGGTAATGTTCAAGGTTTTGAAATTATCACAGTTGATATTGTAGCACAACCTAGCGCCCCGGGAGCTTACCCAACTCCAGTATACGAACATTTAATGAATACATTAGGTGGAAATCAGGCATTTAGAATAGCACAAGAAGTCAAAGGCGACCCAAAGGCACAGAAATACATAGCAGAGAGTCTGGTGAAGATCATCAGAGGTCTCAAATAACAGTAGGAGAATCACATGCTAGATTTCGTTAAACAGTTGTTTGAAAACAATGTGATTTCCGAAGAACTTAAATCGGAAATTGAAACCGCTTGGCAAAGCAGAATTCAAGAAAACCGTGACCAAGTCACTGCCACGCTACGTGAAGAATTTGCACAAAAGTACGAGCACGACAAATCCGCAATGGTTGAAGCTGTAGAAGCAATGTTAGCAGACCGCCTACAGGCAGAGCTATCAGAGCTAGCAGAAGACCGTCAAGGACTTATCGAAGCCCGTGCTAAGTATGCACAAAAAATGAAAGAAGATGCTACAGCAATGGAAGCATTTGTATTGAATAATTTGCGCAAAGAACTTGCAGAATTACACGAAGACCGTAAAGCAGTTGCTAACAATGTCGGTAAATTAGAATCTTTTATCGTGGACGCACTAGCGAAAGAAATCGCAGAATTCCACGCAGACAAGAAAGACTTGGCTGAAACAAAAGTTAAACTAGTACGCGAAAGCAAAGCTAGATTTGAACAAGTTAAGAAAGATTTTATTGCTCGCTCATCAGCTATCATTCAAGAAACAGTCTCTAAAGGACTAAAATCTGAAATGGTACAGTTGCGTGAAGATATCGATGCTGCCCGCAGAAATGATTTTGGTCGCAGAATTTTTGAAAGCTTCGCTAGCGAATATGCTGCAAGCCATCTCAATGAGAAAAGCGAAACAGCAAAACTTCTAAAAGTGGTTGCTACAAAAGAGCAAGAACTTGAAGAAGCAGCAAAGATTGTTGCAGAAACACAAAAATTAGTAGAAAGTCGTGAACAAGAACTACGTATTGCACAAGACGCAATGAGCCGCAAAGAAGTTATGAGCGAATTGCTCGGCCCATTAAGTGGAGACAAGCGTGTAGTAATGAAAGAATTACTAGAATCAGTTCAAACAGACAAACTACGCACAGCTTACGACAAGTACATCCCTTCAGTAATGAACGGCGGTGCACCTGCTAAGAAAACATTAACAGAAGGCAAAGAAATGACAGGCGATAAAAAACAGGCACAATCTTTTAGCAGTGAAGAAAAAACTGCTGAAATTTTTGACATCCGCAGGCTTGCGGGACTAAAAGTTTAAGGAGAACTATAATGTCACAATTACTCGAGTCACGCTGGTCGGAAACCAAAGAAGCTCTTTTAGAAGGACTTCAAGGTAACAAGCGTTCAGTAATGGCAGCTACTCTAGAGAATACCCGCAAGTATTTGGCAGAGAGCGCCACAGCTGGAGCTACATCCGCTGGCAACGTTGCAACCCTAAATCGTGTGATCCTTCCAGTGATCAGACGTGTGATGCCTACGGTCATCGCTAATGAATTAGTTGGCGTACAGCCAATGACTGGCCCAGTTGGTCAAATCCACACACTACGTGTTCGCTACTCTGATACATTCAGTGACGGCACAGGTGGATCTACAACAGCTGGTGAAGAGGCACTAAGCCCATTCAAGATTGCTGAAGGCTATTCTGGTGTTGCACCAGGAAAAGCTGATGCTACAGCAGCAAAAGAAGGTGTTGCTGGTAACAAACTAAGCATCCAAATCTTGAAGCAAACAGTTGAAGCCAAGACACGTAAGTTGTCAGCTCGCTGGACATTCGAAGCAGCTCAAGATGCACAAGCCCAACAAGGTATTGACATCGAAGCTGAGATCATGGCAGCTCTTGCACAAGAGATTACTGCTGAGATCGACCAAGAAGTTCTACGTAGCCTAGGTACTTTAGCTTCTGGCGCAAGTAACACAGTAGCATACAATCAGGCAGCAGTGTCTGGTACAGCTACATTCGTTGGTGATGAGCACGCCGCATTGGCAGTTGCTATTAACCGTGTTGCTAACGTGATCGCTCAGCGTACACGTCGCGGTGCAGGAAACTGGGCTGTTGTTAGCCCACAAGCATTGACAATTCTTCAAAGTGCTACAACTTCTGCGTTCGCAAGAACAACAGAAGGTACATTCGAAGCACCTACAAACACTAAGTTTGTTGGTACATTGAATAGCGCAATGAAAGTGTATGTTAACACATACGCTGCTGATGACAGCGCAATTATTGTCGGTTATAAAGGTTCTAGCGAATCTGATGCAGCAGCATTCTATTGCCCATACATTCCATTGATGAGCAGTGGTGTTGTTCTAGATCCAAGCACATTTGAGCCAGTAGTTTCTTTCATGACCAGATATGGTTATGTTGAGTTAACAAATACTGCTTCATCTCTTGGTAATGCAGCAGACTACCTAGGTCAAGTAACAATCGCTGGTGTTTCTTATACCTAATCTGTATTAGAAATAATTGCACTAAATTCAAAAAGGCTCTTCGGAGCCTTTTTGTTTGACTTAAATATCAATATGCAAATAGAAAGCGAACACGATTTTGTAAAATTAAGAAACCAATTTTTAATTTGGCGCAAACGCTTTCCTATGTTTACACACGATGTGTATCAAATAGAAAAAATTATAAATTCTCACATACAACAGCACAGCAAAATTATGGTGTTGCATAGACAAACACACAGCAGAAGCTATTTAGAACAGGCGCAACTAGAAATAGATGCTATCAATCAAGTTATAACCACTGTAGAAAAGTTAGAGTTAATGGCTATGCTGAGTCGCGGATAAATAAAGTATCTAGAAATGATTTATGCGGTACCCTCCGCGTAGACCTAGAACGTCATATTAAGGAGAAACAAAATGGGACGTCCATTAAGAAAAGATGTAAACGGTGTTGATGTAATTGGAACACCTTCAAGCGCAACAGGTGTTAGAGTTGAAGCATATGTTGGTACAACAGCCTATACTGATGCTACATACAACAACTCAACAAACTATGCCTATATCTACAAGCAGCGTGGTGCAAAAACTTTTACATTGAAAAATCAAGCAGGTACAAATCTTGGACCTTGCGTATTGCAAGCAGCAATTCCTTCCGCTACCGGTCAAATGAGAATCAACGGATACATTGGTGGAAACGGGTCTGTTCCAACACCATTGGCTAAGATTAACAAGCGTACAGCCAAAGATTTTAACGGTGTTCGTTATACATGGCAGCTTGTAAACGATTCTACATCTGACTACATTGTGCTAACAGCAGTTTAATTTAGGAAGTAAGCATGGGACAGTTTATACAAGTAAGTGGCGACTACAATATCAAAGCCGGAGAAGGAGCGACAATAACTCTAGATACCGGCGCCGGTGTTGGCAACACTAGAGTCACTGGAAATCTTATTGTCGAAGGTGACACATTAAACGTCTCTGTTGAAAATTTAAATATTCAGGACAACATCATTACCTTAAACTTTGGTGAAACGGGTAATGGTGTTAGTCTTAGATATTCTGGTATCGAAGTTGATCGCGGCCTTGCACAAGATGTGTCTTTATTGTGGGACGAAAATGATCAAACATGGAATTTTAAAGAAGGTGCAGGTTATAATTCTAGTAAGGTTAGACTAAAAGAAATTCTAACTAATGCTGACACCGACAGTGGTGATTTAACATTAATCGGTACTGGTACAGGAGTTGTTAAAGTAGCTGGGACAACTGCCTACGAATTACAAGTTACCGATGACGATGATATTCCTAATAAAAAATATGTCGACGATGCAATTCAAACTAATCCAACATTTCAAATTTTAAGAAATGACACACGTACAGCAGCATTTGATATAAACGATCCTATTGACCCGGGATTATTTCCAATTGGTCCGTATTTCCTACAGCCCGCAGAAAGTCTAGTGGGCGTAGTGATTGACAATAACATTGTTGCACAGTTCTTTAGAAATAGAGTACAATTAGCCGGCGCAAACTTCTTTACAGAAGATCCAACACCAAATGATCCGTTAATTCCTGATGCCACTGTAATTCAAACAGTTAATACTAACGGTAATATCAAATTAGAAACTAACGGTACAGGAAAAGTTGAAATTACCTACGCACTGCAATTAGACAATCCAGGCACTACTCCAGCGGCAGTAAACAACGCCAGTTTAGTATATGGCGGCACAGTGGGTGCAGGCAGTACAGGGGTATATTTTAGAAACACCAGCAAGAATGATGAATTGATAAGCAAGAGCAAAGCTCTTGTTTTTAGCATGATATTTTAAGAGACAATAAAAATGATATACAGCACACGACTAACAACTTCAGGAGATACATTGGTGTTTACCAGCACTAGTACAGGAGCCCCAGTTGGTGGCGCAGTAGTTGCACAAGATAATGCCATTACAAATATCATAGTTTGTAATACAGGAACACCAAACTTAACCGACGAAACTGTTAACAGTTGCACATTAACATTAAATTTAGTAGTAGCAGGTGGAGTAAGTTCTGATACCAATACCGTTGTTAAAAATCTAATTGTACCTGCAGGCGAAACAGTATTCTTCAGCGATGAGCGCATAGTTTTAAAAGGTAGCAGCACCTACGGTAATGATCAAATTCGTGCTACTGCCAGCGTTGGAAACTTGTTAAGTATTACAGTGAGTGCATTACCAGTATGAGATTTCTTAAACAAAAAACTCTTAGCAAGTATAGCCCTAGTGATCAAACACTGTTTACCAATCACTACGGTCGTGCTGTTATGGAAATAACAGGCGGATTACGCTTACCCAAAGGCACTACTGCACAACGTCCACAGCTCAGTGGGGTTAGAACTACAGGCGGCGCCAACGGATTTATGCGCTACAATACCACAACTAACTCTATAGAAGCCTATGTCGACGGAGTGTGGGAAGTGGTGAGAGCCCCAGGCGCTACTGCAATTACCAAACAGACTCTAGGACCAGGCAACGAAGTAGAAACAACATTTGGACCTCTAACCAAAATTCCAAATTCTGAAAACAACATACTGGTATTTGTTGAAAACGTTTTTCAAATTTCAGATACCAACTACAACCTAGTGGACAACTATCTAGGATCTGGAAACACCTATATTGTGTTTACCAGTTCAGTTCCTTTAGACAAATATATCACAATATATTACGGCTACGCCGATTAATATTACCGGAGAGAGCGAATGCCAGAACCGTTTGTAGCACAGCTTGGTAGGATCAGTGGAAAACTATTAACTGAAAATCTATTAAGAAACGGCGTCGACCTAACTTTTAGAAATGCTCCAACAGATGCTGACCTATTATATCTAGATGTTAATAATTCTAGAATAGGTATTAATTCTAATCCACCTGACTACGATTTAGACGTTGTAGGGGACTCTAAGGTTAGTAGCAGTGTCATAGTAAACGGTACACAAGCAGAAGTAGATAATTTAATTTTCTACACTTCTGGAACTGTAGGTACCACTGTGGGGCCTATAATTATAGAACCTAACGGTGCAGATGCTTATGTACAGTATGGTAAAATATTAACACCTGATTTTGAAATTAAAGACAACTATATTAGGGGTGTTGCTACTAATGCTGATATTACTCTAGACGCTGCTGGCACTGGTAAAGTTGACATATTATCTAGTACAGACATTGCAGGCAATCTAGCTGTTAATGGAAATATTTCTGCAACCGGAGAAGTAAGATTAGACGGACAGTTTATAGTTGGCGATAGCCCATTAGACACGATTACTATTGCTCCTGATTTTACACAAAGTATTATTCCAGGCTTAGACGGAACATACGACTTAGGTAAAAACGATAAGCGTTGGAGCGAATTGCATCTTTATGATTTAAATGGTGTTGACTTAGTTGATACTCAAAATCTGTTTATCAGCGATCAATTGAAATTTACTGCTAATACAATATCAACAATTCAAAGCAATGATAATCTAGTTGTTGACTCCGCTACTGGTACAATAAGAATAGAAAATATTTCAATAAATGCGGGAGTAATAAACAATTTCAATAACACTCCTATAACTATTAGTCATACAGGCACCGGCTACCTACAAATCAATGATACAAATGCCTTTAGGATTCCGTTTGGTGATATATCGGAACGTACTCCTGTTGAAGTGGGAGCCACCCGGTGGAACAGCGAAATAGGCTACATGGAATGTTTTGACGGCTCAATTTGGCAAGTGGCTACTGGTGGTGGTATTGTTATCACTGCACCTATCATGGAAGAACTTGGCCATGTTTACACACTGATCTTCGGCTAATTAGCCAATATGACTAAATACTAGTAATTGCAGCGAACGACCAATTTGCTGCAGGATTCGACTGTGGTAAACCAGCAGAGAGCGCAAGCTGAAAATTTGGTTATCGGTGAAACACCGGGTATTTAGGAGAGCAGATGGCTATTGGTCGCATTTCTGGTCCGCTCTTAAAGTCGAATTTGATTCGTGATGGAGTCAATTTAGCCTTTGAGACGAACCTTCTTTATCTTGACGTTAATAACGCTCGAATCGGTATCAACACGGCTACTCCTCAATACCAATTAGACGTAGTAGGCACAGCAAGAACTACAAACCTAGAAGTTCTAAATCAATTAGACGTTGGCAATTTTACTCTTACTGGCAACACAATTTCCAGTAATCTTCCAACCATTAGCTTTATAGCATCCGGCGGCGAAGCAACAGCCTACCATTCTAGACTAACAGTCAACGATATAGAAATACACGGTAATAAGATTTCTACCACTGTATCTAATTCAAACTTAGAATTAGATCCTAGCGGAACTGGAAAAGTTGATATTCAAAGCGCCACTGATATTTCAGGTAATCTAGCAGTTAACGGAAATATTTCTGCAACAGGCAATATCACAATAGGTGGAAATCTCATAATCGGCGACGCATTATCAGACACTATTACAATCAATGCCAGTATTCGAAGCGATCTAATTCCAGAAACAAACAATTCCTATGATCTTGGATCAGCAGGATACAAATGGCAAGCAGTTTATGCTCAAGGAGTTTTTGCCGACAGTCTGAGTCTAAGTTCCTTTGATATCGGCAATATACGTTTAGAAAACAATTCTATTACTACTACGTCGAGCAGCGATCTAGTACTTGATCCTAGTGGATCTGGTGCAGTAGTTATTGGCAACTTCCGCATACGTGATAATACAATTACCAACTTTGTCAGCGACAGCATAACAGAAATCGCACAAACAGGTACTGGCTATTTGAAAATAGCTGGAACTAACGCCTTTGTTGTCCCACGCGGAACAACCGGCGAACGCCCAACTGCGTATGCAGTTGAAGGCATGACTCGATACAACATAGATTCAAAAGCCTTAGAAATTTGGGACGGACTTCAATGGTCAAGTCCTGCAGGTACAATTGGTGCTGTTTCAGAAAGCACAGCCAACGACATTGCAATTAGATTTGCATTGACACTAGGATAATATAATGCCAACCACATTTAAACACGCAGTCAACGCAGGAATAGGAACAACACCAGTAGACGTCCTGCAGATTCCAGTAGGATTTAGAGCAACCGTTATTGGTTGCAATCTAGCAAACTCAACAGAATACGACACAGTTAATGTTGATGTATTTGTAGTCAGCGACGATAGTACCCCTGCATACTATGTTAGGGGATTAACTATCCCGCCACAATCGGCAGTGAAAATTATTACCAACGGTGAAAAATTAATTTTACCAGAAACATCGGGATTGCGTATTGTAAGCGATACTGCAAATAGTGTTGATACTGTTGTAAGTTATGTTGAATTATCATAAGGAATAAATCATGGCAAACAGCAATTATTATCTAGGACAGGATCCCGACAGTAGATTAGGCGCTACTCCAAGATTTTTCTACGGACTTAGAAAAAATGAAAACGGTAGTTTATTTTTAGAACGTAGCGATCAAACAAAAGGCACTGATTCAATTCAGTTAAATAGTCCGGGATTAGAAACAGAGAACTATACAGACTTTGAAGTTGGAGTTGATTTTTTCGAAGGAATTGATGTAAACCATAATCCGGTTTATGACAATCTTAGATATCAACAGTATAGATGGGATGATAGAGCATTGTTCTATTACATCAACGACGAAGGTGAATTGGTAGTTAGAATAAACAACGGTTATACCTACGACAACGGTTCATCAGAGGGTTAATTTAGATCATGGCAGAATTTAAACTTAGTAGATTCAGATACACGTGGCACGGCGAGTGGTCTGCAAACACCAGATATAATCCTGACTATATTGTCAGCTTTGGCGGAAAGGTATACGTCAGTTTAGAAACACATACTTCAAATGCAGATTTCTATGCTGATTTAGAATACTTAAACAACGACACTCCACCATTATTAGTTCCTAAGTGGGAACTAGTTGCAGACGGTGTTAGTTGGAAAGGCGATTGGGCCAATAGCACATATTATGTTCTAGGCGATAGTGTAAAATACGGCGGCACAGTTTATCTTTGCGTCAATGATCATATTTCTAGTCCTGCTGAAATTTTAGATGCTAACGGAAACGTTATTTCTAATCCAGGCCTAGCAGCATTTGGCCTTGACGAAATACACTGGACTATCCAAGTTTCTTCCAAAGATTGGAAAATTGAGTGGACACCAGCGACCTATTACAAACTCAACGATATTGTGAGATATGGCGGAAGAGTTTATCGTTGCAATCAGTCTCATTTAGCGGCAGGCGATTCTGCCACCGGCCTAGAAGGAACTCAAAGTTCTTGGGATATCGTATCTATAGCCGACGACTGGAAAGGCTCGTGGGCAACATCAACTCGCTACAAGGTAAATGACCTAGTAAAATACGGCGGAAATGTCTACAAGTGTGAAATAGCACATACTTCTTCTTCTACAGAAACAACAGGACTACCAGCAGACCAAGGCAAATGGTCATCATTGCATGTAGGAGTTGAGTATAAAGGAGACTGGACCGGCCTTACAATTTACAAACAAAACGACGTTGTAAAATATGGATCTTACACTTATGTTTCTTTAGGTTTCCATATAGCCGTTGATACCTTTGATTCCAGCTTATGGACTGTCTACTGTCCAGGAAATGAATATGATGTTGCATGGACAACAACAACAGTCTATCAAACCGGCGACATCGTGCAATACGGCGGAAATCTATATGCCGCACTTGAATTAAATGCAGGACAAAACCCAGTAACAGCAGTATCATCATGGAAACTTTTATTTGAGAATTCTAGAATTAGAGGCGATTGGAATCAAATTATTGATTACAAAATTGGCGATGTAGTTAGACGTGGCGGCAATGTTTATCTTGCCCATAAAGATAGCACCAATCAGGACCCCGATATTACCAACGACGGTAGCACAACCAACGAAGAATATTGGGATCTAGTTATTCCGGGCATTCGTTGGAGAGGTGTTTGGTCTCCGGGCGAAATTTACGTATCAGGTGATACTGTAGTTTGGATTTCTAGTTCTTACAAATGTGTAGACAAACATTTCTCAGATAACGGTAATAGACCAGATGATGACGGCGCAGATAGCAGCCTTGTGGGCAGATACTGGGAAAAACTTACAGACGGTAATAGAATTAACCGATTAAAAAATATCGGAGATATTAGAACATTCGGTCCTACAGAAGACGGCAGTACTGTTGGATTTAAAGCATTAGAAATAGACGATCAAGGATTGGCACTGGCCAGCTTGACCGGCGAACCCGCTTGGGATCCGTTAATGTCCACTGACAAAGTTTACTTTGTTGCAGAATTTGGAGTAGATCTCCCCACAGCAGGCACTAGCCCACAGAGTCCTTGGAGAACAGTTAGATACGCCTGTGAAAATATTACAGGTTATGCAACCATTTATGTAAGAACCGGAGTCTATGATGAAATTCTACCAATTCGAGTTCCTGCTTTTGTGGCAATCGTTGGCGACGAATTACGTAGTACAGTTATTCAACCAAGCAATACTGTATTGACTAGTGATTATATTACAAGACTTTTAGCTGCAACAGATTACATAAAAGACATTTTAGAATTTGTATTAAAAGAACTACCAATAGGCAACGAAACACTTGCACCAGATACTGTGTTGTACGGTATCATACCACAAGATTTTTCAGGAACTCCGGCAACCAACGAAGAAGTATTAATAACTACTTCGTTATTAAATCAGCTTGCCACTAGAATAACCACAGCCAATGCCACTTCTGTAAATGGTACTAATACAATAACTCTTGATGCTGCTAGATTAGCGGCTCGTGATCAAATAATTGCAAATAGAGCATTTATTAAAAACGAAGCCACACTATATGTGGATCTCGAATACAATGATTCTGCAGGAGCATTAGGTTCTGAATCTCCTAGATGGTCAACAGATCTAGATAGAATTTTAGATGCTATATTATACGATATCGCCTATGTAGGAAACTACAAAACCATCGAAGCAGCCAATTATTTCTTGTGCGCCAGTGATTACGATCAAAACAAAATCCAAAACATGTTTTTGTTAAGAGACGGTACTGGATTGAGAAACTTTACTCTAAGAGGATTATCGGGAACATTAGGAGCCATCAATCAATATGGTACTCGTCGTCCTACAGCAGGCGCCTATGCCAGTCTAGATCCAGGATGGGGAGTAGGCGATACTGATGCATGGGTTGGAACTAAGTCGCCTTATATTCAAAACGTATCTACATTTGGTACAGGTTGTGTAGGTTTAAAAATTGATGGCAACTTACATGCTGGTGGAAATCAAACTATTGTCTGCAACGACTTTACACAGATTTTATCAGACGGTATCGGAGTTTGGGCCAATGGCGCAGGCCGTACAGAGTGCGTTTCAATCTTTACCTATTACAATCATATCGGTTATCTATCTACAACAGGTGGAAAAATTCGAGGTACTAACGGAAACTGTTCTTATGGAACATACGGAGCAGTATCAGAAGGCTTTAATATTGCAGAAACTCCGATTGTTGCAACAGTTAACAATAGATATTTCGATGCAACTACCTATCAAACATTGTGTAATACTGCTGGCGGCCTATTAAAATTATTTTATACCCATGCAGGAAATAACTACACTACGGCCACAGCTTCAATATTAGGATCGGGTAATAGTGGAGAGTTTGTTATAGATGACATTCGAGACGGCGCAGTGTCCGAAGTTAGAATTACTAATAGGGGCGACTCTTCAGCAGACGGCGGCGGCGGCTATGTATTTGCAACTAACTCGTCTCAAGGTGGTAATAACCTATCTATTCAACTTGCCGGATCAGATGAAAATGAAGCTTCAACCTATAGAGGTATGCGAGTAGTAGTATCTTCAGGAACCGGTGTTGGACAGTACGGTTATATTGCCGAATTTGAATTTGCAGGAAAAACAGCCTATGTTGGACTAGAAAGACAGCCCGAAGTGTCAGCGACTCAAACATTCAACGCCGCGGGCGGCAACCTAATACAACTTTCAAGTGTAGCACATCTTACTGTCGGCGATCCTATAATATTCACAGGCACAAAATTTGGAAACATTGCTGACAACACAGTCTACTATGTAAGAACAATAAACACAGGTTTAAATAGAATTACCATAAGTGAATTGTCGGATCTTAGCACAACATTTAGTTTAATTAACGGAGTACCATTTGGAACTAATCCAGCAATGGTTGTTCACTGCATAGGATGGCAACATTTTGTTGAAGGAACTCCTATTTTAACCTCATTGGATACTTCTACAAATTACTTTGTTGAACCGAGAGTAACATTTAGTAGTCCGGGATTTTCAACAACAAACACAACACTGCCAGCAAACAGACAATGGACTAGTATTGCGGCCAACGCCAACAGATACGTTGCAGTTGCATTAGATACCGCAGCAACAGCATATTCGGTTGATGGACAAACTTGGCTAAACGGCTCAATGCCATCTAGTGCATTATGGACAAAGGTAAAATATGTA